TGTAATGTAAACACCCTCATAGTTACATCTGTTACCATCAAACCAATTCATATATGGTTTGTATGTTGGGTTTACATGAACAATACCTTCTTTGAATAAGTCCCAATACTCTTTCAATTGTGATTCTAAGTATTGGTTCTCAATAGAGGTGTGCATTGTCCAAGTTCGATTGGTCAATACATCTGCCGTTTCTAAATGTTTTAGAATTGCTTGTTCTTGTTCATCTGAGCTAAGATACTTGCAAGATTCTAAATTTGCAGGCATCGTAATCTTCAACTCTGGACTAGAAGATAGTGGGTCAAGGTATCGTCTATAAGAGGCAACACCAAGATACTCAGCATCAGTATCCAAGTTAGCAAGATAATAATCAGTTACTTGTTGACCAATAGCACGGAGAAAATTGTGTTCTGTGGTGAAACCATAGTAATGTCTATACTTGCGTATAAATTCACCCATAGTAACATTGGTGTATTCACCTTCTTTTGTTGGTGGGTGCCATTCGTATGCTTCTGTACCGCCAGCATAAGAGGCCTTTAACCAAGAAGAATCAAAATTAAAAGGAAACTCACGGTGAAAATGAGTAAGCATTAAAACCTTGCTCATGTTATTCACCTGATTTTGTTTTTAACTTCGCTAATTTGGCACGAGCAAATGCAACTTCGGCATCAATCATTGAGCGCTTGTATTCACCACGAGATTGAGCATTAGTCATTGTTGCCAAGACTCTTTTAGTTGACTTACTGAGTTTAAATGTTCCATTTGTTTTCATAATATATCCATTATAACAGACTTGATAAAAGTAATGCGGCAATATTGCTAGTTACGGGCTCTAGCGCTACCCTATCGTTGTAGCCGTTTTGTCCACGATTCGCAACTTAGCGGTCCTAAGGTGAATCTCTTAATATAATTGGTCTGGTTTTTTACCAATATTATATTTTGTTACTAAATCCCATTCGTTCTTCTCTTTGAATGAAATGATTTTTATTTGATGTAGTGGTGCAATATTATCAATCATAATCTGTGGATTAACAATCGTAATTAAACCCCATTCTTCCAATAATTTAGCAATAGCATTTCTTCTTTGAACATCGTTCTCAGAAATGTTAGCAGGTTTGCCATCGAGAGCAAACAACTCCTTAAAATGCACAATATAATAGTGGCCTTGCTTATGTAAAATATGGCAAGACTGATACAAAACCTTTTCTTTGCGTGATGACACACCAATTCGTGTAAGAGTTTCACGAACTTTCAAAAAGTCATCCTGTTCGTTGAGCGTAACTTCAACGAACTTGCTTAAATCTACCATGATGTTTATCCACCCGTTTCGGTTTTTTCTTTTAGTTGTTGGATTTGTTCATCACTAAGTAGGCGTAGAGCTTCACGAGCTTTTGAATCTGATAAACCATAGACTAGTTTAATACATTCTATATCTTCACTTTTTTCAGACTTTACCCACTTGGCGAAAGGTCGTTTTCGAGACCTTACGGTATTTAGTAAAAAGTCATTTTGAAGTTTTTTGTCAAGGAAATGCCTACGATTCATTTCATTGGCATAAGCAATACAGTCATAGTGGTAGGAAAGACTACGATTTACCATAAAAGGCACATAGGCCTTTTCGGTAACATCATCTACGATTAACTGTTTCTTATTTTGAAGGACTGCGTTTACATAATCAAATGGGTTACTCATGTCAGCATCCTTACTAAACCGATTGTATCAATAGTAGTAAGTAACAAGTAATTAGCAACCATGCCAAAAGATTTACGAGTAAAAGCAGCCCACAAGTAAAGAGAACAACCTGTAATCCATATCGGATATAATACAAGTAGGGGCGGATTTGGAACTGTGAGAGCCATTGCGATAGAGCATCCGATACTGATAGCCCAAGCCAAGAGTTCAACGACAAAGCGTATAGGGTGAGATTTCCAATCATCATGTATCCATTTCAAAATGTTAATTAAGATATCGTTCATTTGAATTCACAACCTACCATCAATTCTGTTAGACAAGCAACCGTGTTGATTTCTTGGTCAGCAACAAATGCTTGTTTGTATTGATAGTCAGCCAAGATAATGACTGCTTGTGGGATAGACTGTGGTTTTAAAACATCATATAGATTGTCATACAACTTACGGAAGAATGTTGAAGCATCTACATCGTTACTTGCAACCCATTTACGAATTGCACCAAAGTCTTTGTCTTTAATGAACTTAACGATATCATTAATTGAAACATCTACAATCTGAGCCAAGATACCAGAATCAATCTTACCGAACTGACTATATCTTTGTAACTCATTAATGACACGGCGAAAATCTGGAAAGTGTTTCTTCACCAACTCAGCAATTACCTTGTCATCAAACTCTACATTTTCACTTTGCAAAACCTGTTGAATTCTCTTAAAGAACTGTGCCGCCATCTGGCTCTTTTCGTTGCTCTTTAATTGAAAATCAATAACTGCACACCGACTATGGAGTGGGTCAATGATACGATTCTTAAAGTTACAGGTGAAAATAAACGAACAGTTACCAGCAAACTCCTCAATCGCATTACGCAAGGCAGGTTGAGTTGAATTTGGGTTTAGATAATCTGCCTCATCAATGATGATGACCTTACGACCACCAGCCAATGACATAGACGAAGCAAAGTTTTTGATTTTGGTTCTGAATGTATCAATACCACTCTCATCAGAACCGTTAATGACCATTACATCACATCCAATTTCTTCACACATGGCTTTTGCAACTGTGGTCTTACCGACACCAGCACCACCGCATAAAAGAAGATTGGGGATTTTACCTTGATTGACATATTCCTGAAACGGTGTTTTTAACCGTTCAGGTAATATGCAATCTTCGATTTTTTTGGGACGATACTTCTCTGTCCATAATAATTGTTCCATCACATACTCCCATAATATAAACTACATTATAACATAACCCACTTCGAAAAGCAGGTTATGTTACTCATAACAACTTAGGCAAAAATGTAAGACTTCTCATCATTAGAAACATCTTGTGGTAAATAACCATTGATACGCCAAGGGAAAACACCATTCTCTTGGTAATACTCAACAGCTCTCACCAAACTTTCTTCAACAGAACTTAGGTGTGCTCTCATCTTCTCACGCTTATCTTCAACTGTTTGATTATCTAAAGGACGATATGTGTGGAAAGTAAAGTAAGATTTGTTACCAGTTTCGGTAAATTTCTTAGCTGCATTTAGAACGAACTCATGTGGGTACCCTTCTAATACAGACCAACCAAATTCTTTACGCTTGTGGTCAAAGTTACCACCAACTACGATGTCCAGTTTTTCTTCTTTAATGAAGTCTGTAACATCTTGTGCGGTGTAGGTAACAAATTCTTGATGCACTTTTTGACCTGAGTTCTTCAATACACGAATCACTTGTGCTACAACTTTGTTTCTTGTATTGCCGTGCATATTCGTGCAAACATTATCAACATAGTCCTTAATACTTTCTTCATCAGGACTAATCATTAATGAACCCTCTTGAATCAAATTTCTGATGACATTAATAACATCATCTCCAGTTGATGGCAATTCTGGTGCAAAGTTGTTCTCACGCAATTGAAAAGTTGAAATAGCATCTTTTGTTGAGAACTTATCAGAATTGGAGAAATCGTAAACATCAAAAATCCATTCTTTACATTTGTTTAATCGCAAAGCTTCAAGACGATGATTTCCTGTTACTAACTCCCATTGATAGATTTTACCATTAACTTGTTTTGCTGACCTCCGAACAACGGGTGGCATTTTTGAATAATCAATACCTTGTTGTAAAGAACTTGCTAAGTTTTGGATGTGAAATGGACTTTTTCCCTTTCGTCTAGCAGAATTAGTCTTATCACCTTTCATAGGTGGGATATAGATATCATCGAAACTGATGATTTGTCGGTTGATGAACTTTGTTCCAATAGAACTTAGTTTACCGAATGTGACCGCTGACGGGTCGAGTTTTGGGCTTGACATATTAAATTTCCTTAATTAAACACAGGTGGATGGAAACCCCATACCTAAACTGTGTAGTTTTAAAATGAGATAAAATCTTTATCTCTACTATTATATATGCTGGTTTCTCTCAAAACCAGCACACACAATTAATATTTACCGAATGTTAACCTTTGGTAAATGTTGAACCGGTTTCAGTTGAAATCCAGTATTGCAAATCTACACCCTTATGCTTGAAGTTAGAAATGCCTTTAGATGAAATCTGGACATCATAACTACCACCAAACAACTTGGCAAGATTTTCAGTTTTGAAGATGAAACGATACTTATCACCGTTACCATTAGCAACTTCTAGTGAATCAGTATGAGCAGAACTATCAGATGAATCAAAGGTCAAAATAGAAACTTTAGAACCATCAGATTCGATAGCAATCTGTGGAGAACCTAGAACACCAGCAGACTTCAATACCCAATCAAAATCTTCAGCTGACAACTCAAAAGAACAATCAATAGATGGAAGTGTCAGTTGTTTTTCAGGTGGTGTATTAATCATTGTTGGTTCACAAAAGCGATACTTGATTTTACTACGACCTTTGTTACCAAGAATCTCAACTTCTTTATCACCGAATTGGAAAGTTGGATTATCACTATGTAAAGATACCACAGACAGGAACTTATTCAAGTCATAGATACCAAAACTTGTCGGGATATCTTCTTTGATTGTTACTTCAGCAAGAATGTTCTTGCCAGAGGACATGGTCTTTAGAACCTTGCCTTGTTTGAAATAGATACCTTGGTTGATATTGCCAAAGTTCTTCAATACTTTAATTGTATCATTTGATAATTGCATAATTACTCCATATTAAATTTGAAACTTCATTATACTGCATTTTGATTTA